CATTCACTGTAACAAGATTCAAATATAATGCATCATTAAACACTGATTACCATGACATGCAAGTTTGCTTGTTAAGATCAAGAGGTAGTTATGTACAAAATGTATTAGTTCATAGAGTTACAGGTAATACAGTAACAGTAACAGGTGCGGCTCTTGCTAGCAATCCGTTGGCAGATTTCACAATAAGTGTTACTGATATTGATTCAGACGTAACAACATTTAATTGTTCGTTAGACCAAACGTCAACAAAATACTTAACAAAAGTATTAGGTGCTGATGTTTTTGATAAAGATAGAATTGAGTATCCATTATATGTTCATGAAGCATATCCTAACTTAGTTGTTAATCTTTTCGAACAAGGTTTAATTAGAGGTTTAAGTACAACAGTTGGAAACGTTAGTGAAGGTAACGACTTTATGACACAATGGGATATGGCTGGTTCATCAACTGTAGTATCTGAAGTAAGAGGTGGAAAAGTATTTGAATTATTTAGCTTCTTAACAATCTCTGATGGTGATGCTTCAAATTACGAAGTAAAGATAACAATTCAAAACATTGATCTAGATACCGGTGAATTTGATGTATTAGTTCGTGACTTTAATGATACTGATGCTAATCAAGTTGTATTAGAAAAATATTCTAGATGTACAATGAACCCAGATTTACCTGGTTATATCGGTAGAAAAATCGGTACTTCAGATGGTGAATATGAATTAAGATCAAAATATATTATGTTGGTAATCGCTGACGATGCTCCAACTGATGCAATACCTGCAGGTTTTAAAGGTATAACCACAAAAACTAGTGTTGGTGGGGTACATTTCAAAACTAAATACTATGACGCTGGTGATGTTTTATACTACGAAGCAAATGGTACACCTGTAACTACTAATGGTGATAAAGTTAAAAAAGTAACTTTAGGTTTATCAACAGATGAGCACTTCGTTTATGATAGAGATATGTTTAAATTCAAGGGTACTAATGCATCTGATGCAACCTTTGGTTTCCACTTATCTGTAAACGCCGCAAATATCACAGGTACTACCGGCGAAAAACTATACAAAACAACTGCTTACGATTTAGAAGGTACAAGTAAAGGTAAATTAGACGGAATCGGATTCCGTAAGTTCACAATGCCAGTATTTGGTGGTTTTGATGGTTGGGATATCTACAGAAATGTAAGATCAAATGGAGATGGATTTATTTTCGGTAAAACTACTTACACTGCAGGTCACTCAGTAAATGGAGGTGTATTCAATAGTGCTGTAGGTAATTCAGATTACTATGCTTTCTTACAAGGTATTGAAACATTCAAAAACCCAGAAGCTGTTGATATTAACATTTTCGCAACACCAGGTATTAACTGGAACGATCATAGCTCACTTGTAAATCAAGCAGTAGATATTATCGAAAATGATAGAGCGGATTCATTATATATCGTTAACTCACCTAATTTCAGTGGCACAACAGGTGCTAACGAAGTTATCGGTGCATTAGATGATTTAGGATTCGATTCTAACTACTCAGCAACTTACTGGCCTTGGATTCAAGTAAGAGACACAGACAATGCAACTCAACTTTATATTCCACCTACAGGTGAAGTATTGAAGAACATTGCTTTAACTGATAATGTATCTTATCCTTGGTTCGCAGTCGCTGGTTATTCAAGAGGTCTTGTAAACTCAATTAAAGCAACTAAAAAGTTAACTCTTGATGAAAGAGATGAACTTTACAAAGCAAGAATTAACCCAATCGCAACATTCTCTGATACAGGTACAATTATCTGGGGTAACAAAACGTTACAAGTTAGAGAATCAGCACTTGATAGAATCAACGTAAGAAGATTATTGTTAAGAGCTAGAAAGTTAATTTCTGCAGTAGCTGTAAGATTATTGTTTGAACAAAATGATGATCAAGTTAGACAAGAATTCTTAAGATTGGTTAACCCAATCCTTGAATCAATCAAGAAAGAAAGAGGTTTATATGATTTCCGTGTAACAGTATCAAATGATCCAGAAGATATTGATGCTAACACATTGAGAGGTAAGATTTACATCAAACCTACAAGAGCATTAGAATTCATTGATGTTGAGTTTATTATTACACCAACAGGAGCTTCTTTTGAGAATATCTAATAAATTAAAATAAAATAAGTAAGGGGTGGTTTATAACCGCCCCTTTCTATTAGTATAATATAGTAATAATAGAATTATAGTACATTGAAAATCAGTACATTAGTAATATTAGAAATGAGAAATATTAGAATATAGAAGTAAGAAATATTAGAACATTGAAATATTAGTATAGTTAGTACATTAGTATTTTAGTAACGTAGTAGCAAAAAGCTAACGATTTTTTTTCACAAAATCAAGTATTTGGGAAAATAAATTTTATTTCACATATCGATATATTTATTAGAAAGAATAAACAAAACAATATAACACAAAAACAATGGCAGATTTATTAATGAAAATGCCGGTTCCATACGAACCGAAACGTAAAAATAGATTTATCCTTAGATTTCCTTCTTCTTTGGGTATTAATGAGTGGTATGTAACATCTACATCCCGTCCTAGTGCTAAAATAGGTTCGACAGAGATTCCGTTCTTAAACACTTCAACATATGTAGCTGGTAGATTTACCTGGGACCCAATCAAGGTTACTTTTAAAGATCCTATTGGTCCTTCTGCATCCCAAGCATTAATGGAATGGTTCCGTCTTCATGCTGAATCCGTAACCGGTAGAATGGGTTACGCTGCAGGTTATAAGAAGAACGTTGAACTTGAAATGTTAGACCCAACAGGTGTTGTTGTTGAGAAGTGGATTTTAGAAGGTTGTTTCTTAACATCATTGAACTTTGGAGATTTAAGTTATTCTGAAGAAGCATTAGCAACAATTGATGCTGAATTAAGAATGGATAGATGTATTCAAGTATACTAATATTAAAATAGTTTTATTTATAATCCCATATTCGTCAAAAACGAGTGTGGGATTTTTTATTTAATTGATAATCAATTATTTGTACCAATAGTTCCACATGGAACGTTGTTTCATTGATTTTTATTTGTTTTATAGTTATATTAAAAGAAATAACAAAAATATTATTATGGAAAATATAAATCCAATGGTAGCTTATGACGTAGTTCAACTACCTTCACAAGGTGTACACTATGCAAACGGTAAAAAATCGTTAAGGGTAGCATACCTAACTGCTGCAGATGAGAATATATTAATGTCACCAAATTTACTACAATCAGATAGTGTAATTGATGAATTATTAAAAAGAAAGATTTTAGATAAAGAATTGAATATTGAAGAATTGGTAGATGAAGATAGACAGGCAATATTAATATTTTTAAGAAATACAGCATTTGGTACCGAATATAAGATTGATTTAGTTGACCCAATTAGTAAACAATCGTTTGAGGGGGTTGTAGATTTATCTATTTTAAAAACTAAAGATTTTAAATTAATTGCAGATTCAAACGGTGAATATGAATTCTTTTTGAACGTGGTTAAGAAAAAAGTTACATTCAAGTTTTTAACTAATTTACAAGAAAATGAATTAAAACTAATTAAAGATTCAAGTAAAGATACTATTGCACCATTAAACACAAAAAGATTGGAGATGATGATTAAGTCTGTTGATGGTACAAGAGATCAAATGGCGATTTATCAATTCATACAAAACTTACCAATTAGGGATTCTCAAGAGTTCAAAAAATATGTATCCGAAAATAAACCAGGTCTTGACCTAATTGTTGAAGTAATCGCCCCGTCTGGAGAAAAAGTCCCTGTTTTGGTTGACTTTGGGGTGGAATTTTTTCGTCCCTTCTATGGCATATAAAAAGTACCAGATTGAATCTATACTTTTTTTACTAACTAAAGGATTTACATATCATGATGTTTTAATCCTTCCTGTACATGAAAGAAATAGTATTATTAGTTATTTCATGGAAAAGAATGATTAAACTATTTATTCTTATATAGTTTAATATAAAATATGTCAACATTATCAGATCAAGCGGTAAGGGAATTAGCTGAAAAATCAGGCAAGTATACACCTGGTGAAATCAATGATTATTTAAACAAAAGATTAAATGCCGCCGCTAAAAGTGGTTCTAGTTCTAATTTTACAGGTCCAGATGCTAATTTATTAAAAAAAGTAGGGGATGCTGCAGCTGCAGGGTTTTATGATAGATTATCATCTACTAAATCTAGAATTAGTGTTGACACTGTAAAAGGTATTATTGATAGTTTAAATAAATCAATGACAATAAATCCTATTGCATTGGTTAAGAATGTTCTGGCTTTAGGTTTAGATGGTGCAAAAACTTTAATGAGTGATTTAGCACAAACACAAGATGATTTAATTAAATCAACAAGGGGTTCTGCTGGTTATGTCGGTGAAGTTGGTACTCAAATGTTAGAAGGTCTTAATGAAGCTATGATTGCAACAACAAGACTTGGTGTAAGTGTTAATGATTTTATAGATGCTACTGAAAGTTTAATGGTAAACTCAGAAAGAATGGCATTATACAGCGAAAACACAATTTATGCTGGAATGGAAGCCTCAATGGCATATACTAAAAACTCTAGAATACTTTTAGAAAATGCTGAGGGATTTAGAAATGTTGGATTAGGATTAAGTGATGCTGCAAGAGCAATTGAAGATATTGGAAAAAGATCTGTTAATATGGGTCTTAGTGCCAAAGCAACTTCTGAAACTTTAATTAAAAATTTAGGTGCTTTAAATGCTTATGGTTTTCAAAACGGAATTAAAGGTTTAGGTAAAATGGTTCAAGAAGCACAATCACTTAAAATTAATATGGATGATGTGCTTAAGGTTGCAGATAAACTATATGATCCAGAAAGTGCTATCAGCCTTGCAGCAAATTTACAAGTTGTTGGGGGAGCATTTGGTGATTTAAGCGATCCAATTAAATTAATGTATGATGCAACAAATAATGTTGAATCATTACAAACAAGTATTATAGGGGCGGCTAGAAGTTTAGCAACATATAACGCTGAACAAGGTAGATTTGAGGTATCTGGGGCTAATTTAAGACGTGCTAAAGCTATGTCTGATGCTTTAGGTATATCAATGGGCGAACTGACAAATATGGCCGTTAAAGGTGCTGCTAAGTTCGAAGCAATGTCTCAATTAGATATGTTCCCTAAATTAAGTGATGAACAAAAAGAATTTGTTTCAAATCTAGCAACAATGAAAGACGGTAAAGTTGGTTTTGACTTACCAAAAGATATGGCCGCTCAAATGGGTATTACCAATCTTGTTGATGGTTTTGTTTCAATAGATGATTTATCATCTGATCAGGTTGAAAAACTACAAAAGTTACAGGAACAAAATGAAAAGCTATCAACAAAAGACATAGCTAGACAACAATTAAATGCTACCACACAAATTATGTCTCTTGTTACTTCAATATATCTAAGAGGTCAAAGTGATTTAAGAAGAAGTGACCTTGGTGTTAAAACAAAAGACAAAATTCAAGCTGGATCGGATTTTTTATATGACACATTCGATGCATCAAAAATGAGTATGAAACAATTAAAAGCTTTAGCAGAAGACCAAGCTATGGATGCTATTAAAGCTAGTGCTCAACCATATTTAGATAAATTTAAAGAATTTGCGGAAGATAATGGTATTATTGATGCTGCTCAACAAGGAATGAAGAAAACTCAGGAAACTATTGATGAGTATATTCCAAAAGCAAAAGAGTTGATGGAAAAGGGTGTTGAAAAGGGAAAAGAAATGTATAAAGATGCTAAAGAATTCTTTGGCTCAATTGACATAAAAGTTGATATTAATAGTAGTAGTACCCAATTAGCTGGAATAGTTGTTGATGAAATATCAAAAAACCCACAATTAAAAGCTGAGTTTGTTTCTAACATTGTTAAAAACACCAAAGCCTACGCATAGTAAAATAATAAATTATCTATTTATTAGATAAAAGAATAGATGCCAAGTTACTTAGATTTTAATTCTACAAAAAGTTTTAGAGATGCGTTATTAGCCAAGACCCTACAACAACCAAATGGGCCACAAACTTTTAACACGTCTAACTATTCTATTCAAAATACCTTAAATCAATCAAATAGAGATCAAGGTGATGTTACATTAAATGATCAAACGTCTAGAGCATCACAATTAGTTTTAACAGATAACAATAATAGATTTGGCCCAGAAAACAGTCAATATGAAGTTTTAGAAAATATTAGAGTTTTAATTGACCCTGCTGGTAATCTTGGAATATATCCATATTTCCCTATTTCAAGTGGGATATTAGGTAGAAGTTTAATTGGTGCATTAGATTCTGGTAATTATGAATTTGAATCACAATTAGCAAAATTTGCTAACTATCATTTATTAGAATCACCAGATGGTCCAGTTCAATCAAGAATTAGACAAAATTTATATACAGCAACAGTAGGTAGAGCAAGAATTATAGATGCTGTTAATGGTAATCTATCATCAGCAATTAACATTGTTAGAGGTAGAGAAAGATTAATTGAAAAAAATTATAAAATTACTGTAGCAAGAACTTTACCAGGTAAAGCTATTGATTTTTTACAAACAGTAAGCGGTGTTGAATTTCCATTTTCTGAAATACCTGGTGATTATTTAACTAATCCAGCAAATCCAGTTGTAAACAGACCGGTACCAAAAAGTGAGTTAGGAAAATTATTTCAAGACGCTACAGGTGTATTAGGTTCACTATTAGGTATACAAAGAAGACCATCACCAAGTAGAAAACCATCGGACTTAATGATAGAATATTTAAGTGATGGTCAAAAAGATATTTTATTTGATAACTTATCATATTCAACATACGCACCGAATTACACAACAAGAGCTAGATCACAAAACACAAGTAAATTATTTAATTTTGTTGATCGTGTTGCTGGTGGTATAAATAAAATTTTAGGTAGAGAAGCGCCAGAAGGTAAAGCATATATTGGTGACGATAGAGGAGATAATGTTAAGAATATTTTAGAAGACTTTAATCAAAACAAAGTATTAAGTCCATATTATCTTTCATATAAATTTGATTCTAAAGCAACTGAATTATTTTCAAACGAAAAAAATATTTCAGAAAGAGGTGCTATTCCTGGAAAGTTGACATGGTATAGTAGAAGTTCTCAAAATAAATTAGGTAAAGATAATGTTGAGTATTCATCAGAAAGAGGTGTTTTTGAAGATAGTTTATCTACCAAGCACACTTTTAGAGAGGATTCAATTTTAGGTAAAACACAACAGTTATTAGATTCACTACCTAAAAATGGTGGTGAGGCTAGATCACATGTTGCTAATGTTATTGATCAAACATCTAGAATTTTTAGAGAAGGAACAAAAATGATATCTAGAGGTTCTGCGGTTGTTTATGTAAATAAAAACACAGGAGCACAAGATGGCTCTGAATATTGTAGAGTATGGACTAAGGACAGGGCGTATATGAACTATTCAGACACCATGAAGAAAACTGGTACTATTAGAAAAATTGAAGATAGTGTTTTAAGCACACCTTGGAATTTAAACATAGCACCAATGTCAAATGGTAATGGTTCATTTGTTGGATCAACAAACATTGATGGTATACAAGGTAAAGCAAAAAAATATATGTTTTCACTAGAAAATCTAGCATGGAAAACATCAAACAAATTTGGATATACAGTTAATGATTTACCAATATGTGAAAGAGGACAAAATGGGGGTAGAGTTATGTGGTTTCCACCTTATGATTTAAAGGTAAATGAAAACAACAGTGCCAACTGGGATAAAAATAGTTTTCTAGGAAGACCAGAACCAATATACACATATCAAAATACTGAAAGAAGTGGTACAATATCTTTTAAGGTTATTGTGGATCATCCTAGTATTTTAAATCTTTTAGTTAAAGAAATAACAGATGAAGAAGCTGAGAACTTTTTAAATTCATTTTTTGCTGGATGTTATGATGTTGATTTTTATACGTTAGTTAGAAAATATATAACATTAGATCCATCTGATATAGAATTAATTATGTCTTATCTTGAGTTTTATAGAGATAACAAAAGAGAAGATATTACAACATCTTTAGAATTTAATTATACTGCCGGAGATGTGGTTACAACACAACCACAACCAATACCAAGTCAACAAACAACACCTGGAAGTGGCGGTAGTAGTTTGGTTGATTTATTTACTGATAACGTAGTTTATTTCCCAAATGATGTTCCAGGTCAATCAACTAGTTTATATGCTGATACACCATATGATGGTGTATATAACAAATACTATGGAGATAAAGAAAGTTTTAAAAACAATCTAGCTAGCGGTCTGAATACAATATTATCAACTAACACTAAAGATAATAAGCATGACAGAGTTATTATTTTTGGTTCAGAAGATCCAACTAATGGTGGTACTATAACGACATCAACATTAATTAATGATAAAAAGACTCAAATAGAAAAAGCTTTTACTGAACTACAAACAAATTTTGGTGTTATTAGTGGTGCAACAGCAACACTTAAAGGTGAATTAGAAAAAAATAATGTAAAACAAATATCATTAACAATTGAATCATCAACATCATTTGTTGCTGATGACAAATATAATATTAAACTGTCTCACAGAAGATCTGATAGTTTGATAAAATATATTTTAAAATCTATAGCAAAAAACCCTAGTAGTATTCCTGATTATAAATGGGATAAAACAGTTAGTGAATTAGATTCAAACCCAGAACAAACAACACAAACTGTAACAATTGATCTTAAAAAATTAGGTTACGGAGAAGATATTGAAGGTGGTTTAGTTGTTTCATTTGTTAATAAAGGTGAAAATTCGACAACCACTGGTCCAGAAAAATTTGATTGTCATACTAAAGAAATTAAAAATAAAACTGGTTTAAAAAAATACGCTCCAATTACTTTTTACTGTAGGTCTGCTAGTCTTAAGATGTCATATGAACAAAAAACATCAACGGAAGGAAGCAAGGATCAAGAAACAAAATATATACCTGGTACAACAACTATTACCCCAGGAAAAACCGTTATTACAGAAAATACAACTATTAAGAAAAAAAGACCGCCATTAGATGTTGTAAAAAAACTTATAATGAAAGCGTTATCTGAATGCTTCTATTTTAAAAAATTAGAAGAGACAGATCCTGTTGTTTTTGGTAGTTTAAAAGAAAAATTAAGATATTTTCACCCAGCGTTTCACTCAATGACACCTGAAGGATTAAATGCTAGATTAACATTCTTGCATCAATGTATTCGTCCAGGTGATACTATACCGGTTAAAAAATTAGGTACGGATATTAGTGGTACCGTTGTTGATGCTAGAAACACAACATTTGGTCCGCCACCAGTTTGTGTATTAAGAATAGGTGATTTTTACCATTCAAAAGTAATCATCACAAACATGAATATAACATATGAAAATAGTACGTGGGATTTAAATCCAGAAGGTATTGGTGTACAACCAATGGTTGCCGATGTAACTTTACAAGTTAATTTTATTGGTGGTCAAGGAATTAAAGAACCAGTTGCTAAACTTCAAAATGCATTAAGTTCAAACTTCTTTGCGAATACTGAAGTATATGATTATAGAGCCGATTCAACTGTTGATCAAGAAAGTTTACAAAAATTCAATGTGGACTTCTTAGAAAAATTAACTGGCGGTATTAAGACACCAGATATTGCAGGAGTCCCAACAGAAGATAAAGTTAAAGCTGAAGGTAAATTCATTGGTTCACAAAGTGGAACTAAGATGGATTACAAAGAAGTTATTAGTGGGGTTATAAAATCAACAAATGAGTATTTTAATACATTTAAAAATACATACACAACATTATTGGATACTTACGGAAAAGAAATTTTACCGATATTCATTTCACCTACATACAGAACGATTAATCAATTAGATATACAGAATACAACATCTACAGCTATACAGGTTAATCTTTTAGGTGAGTATACAAAATTTATTGATTTTGCTAACTTATTTCAAAAATTTGAAAAACCATTATTAGAAAAAGCAAATTCTTCAGATCATAATTCTATCTTAGATTTAGATATAAATTCAAACTCACAAGAAAAATATCAAAGATCACGAGAGATTATTGATGTTTATATTAAAAATAAAGTTACAGAATTTTTAAATAAAGTTAGAGATGAAAAATCAATTACTCAACTAGAACAAAATAGAAACAAACTAATTGATTTAATTGATAAACTTAACTTTATAATGAAAACAACTGGTAAAGACGGTAGATTTGATAAAAAACAAACAACAGTTGCAACTATAACAAATTTTGATGCTTCTAAATTTTATGATCAATATGATGAAGCTATAAAATTAATAAGTGATAAACATTCAATTTTTACCACCGATTTAGACACAACAATTAATTTTAATTCACCTTCTTTTGATGACACTACATATAAAAAACTATTAGCTTTCATTATTAAAGATAATGTTAAGGATATTAAAAAATTATATGAGGATTCAGCAGATGATAAGTTTTTTGATAAAAATGCGGTGAATAAGATTGAAAGAAGAGTCGAGAAATTTATAAAAGACAACAAATCAGATTCAGATAAAAATAAATTTAAGTACAAAGAAGCTAAACTTAAAAAAGAAGTAAAACCGGTAGATATTACTATAACAGGAAGTTTAACCACACAAGAAGGTGAAATACTTGATAAGGTACATGCAACCAGTAGTAAATTTGATGGGGTTAAATTAAACTTTTTAAAACCAAGTAAATAATGAATCAATATTTTAATAGATATGACTATTTTCTAGAAGACGGTGAACATAAAATTGTTCCTGGTATAGAGATTCCACAAAAGTCAACGGACAAATTCTTTAAGTACAAAAAAGGGAAAGACCGTTTAGATAAAATATCACAAGAATATTATGGTACACCATTATTCAGTTGGTTAATAATGACAGCAAATCCTAAACTAGGTTCAGTAGAATTTGAAATTCCTGATAATTCGATTGTTAGAATACCTTTTCCTTTGGTTAATTCTTTACAAGATTATAAAAAGGGCGTAGAATTGTATAGACTATATTATGGCGAATAATAACCTTAATCAGAATGAAAACATATTAGTATTAGTAGATCAACAAAATATTGTACACATTGATCCTAATACTGTAGTGTCCTCATCTGGTGATTTGCAGCCTAGATTTATTGATCACGAAAACCTTGTAATGTATGTTAATCTTGAAGCCGATTTGGTTCCAAGAAGCGTATTATATTCTGAATCTCAAACTAACACATTAACTTCTATTGCTGAGGGTACTTTTAATTTATTAAGGAATCAAAATTCAGCAAACGAGTTTGAAAATAACTTTGATACAAATTGGACAGAGACATTTGTTTCCAATAATAATGTAGCAAAAAGTAGAACAACTGGTGAAGGAGTAAATTATGATCCATCCGCACAAACGTTTGGTATAGAATCAATTAATATTACAGTTAAAGGTGCTAATAATATTCCTCAAGTTGGTATTAATTTTATTGACGTTAGAGGAAAAACATTATTTGATGCACCAGACAATTCACCATATAAAGCTTTCTTTCACCAACCCTGGCCAATATTTTATTTAACGGTTAAAGGGTTTTATGGTAAAGCAATTAGATATAGACTTCAATTAATTGATTTTAAATCTAAGTTTAATGGTAATACGGGTAATTTTGAAATAACCACAAAATTTACTGGTTCTAGTTATGCATTCTTAAATGATATTCTTTTACAAAATATCATAAATGCTCCTTTCATGTATATGGTTGAGACACCAGAAAATCTTAAGTTCAATGAAAAAACTGGTTTTGTTGAAAAAAAGGTTTCAAAATCAACAAAGGGATATTCAATATTAAAATCAGTTTATGATGAATACAAAGCTAAAGGTTATATTCCAGCAAACTTCCCAGTAAAAACACTTAGAGATCTGTTAATGACAGCAACAGCCTTGGATACAATTATTGAAAAAGAATTATTTTCTCAAACAATAGAACCAGCTGTTTTAAGTGATGTGGCACAATATGATAAGACACTTGATAAATTTGAAAAAGCTATAATTTCATGGGGTTCTAGATATCTTATAAAAGAAGATATGCCACCTGATTTTGAAGTGATACCATTTATAGGTTCTGAAACTGGTGTGACGGTAAATTACTACAGATTAAATAAAGTAACCAACGATAGCACAAAGGTAACTAAAGGACCATTAAATTTTGATATTATTACTGGGTTAACAACAAATAATTCGTTAGCATCAATAGTAAAATATTATAATGATGAACTAGAAAAAAACTTAGCATTTGGTAAATTACCCGGCGCTAAGTTACAAAACGGTATAGAAACAAAAACAATAGCATTAGATTCTATAAGAAATATTAATGATTTTTATAAAATCAGTAATGGACAAATTATAGTATCTAATGAAAAATTAATTAATAGAATTAAAATAGTTCAAAATACCTTTATAACACAAAGAGACCAAGTTGAAAACGCTGTCGAAGAAAAAATGAATCAGGTTATTCAAACAGATAGTCTTGGTTTTGGTTTTAAACCCACAATAAGAAATGTGTTTGCGGTTATTTTAGCAAATGCCGATACGTACATTAGATTAATGAAAGATGTACATAATAAAGCAATACAGAAATCAGATTTAAGAAAAAACAATATTAAATATTCTGCTAAAGGTGGAGATGATCAAAAAGAGGTTATATATCCATGGCCGGAAGTTAAGAAAAGTGGTAAAGACGATAAGCCAACATTTTTTTATCCTGCTGATCCAGACATTGTTGGTTTAACAAAAGGAAATGATTATAATATTTGGCCGGAAGTAGAATTTATTGAAACATATAACAGTGTTGCGGTCAAAAGAGTTGACCCAGGAACCGCTAAAGAAATATCTCCGTCTGAAATTTTATACGTTTTTGATAAAAATGAAGAGACAAAAGAAACATATAATGTTAGCTCAGCGTTAAAAACAACTGAACTAACACCATATATAAATAAATCTATTTCAAATGTCTTATATGAAATATTTGAAAGAGCCAATATGATTACATCTTTTGACACTTTTGAATATGGTAAGGGTTTAGATGAAATAGTAAAAAATGAATTTAAAAATATTAGTGGATCAACAAAAAATGATCCAGATATTAGAGCGGTATTAAATACTAAAATTAAAACCACAACAGATTTAACTAAAGCATTAAAAGATTTTGCTGAAAAAGAAAGATTTCCATATTTTCAAGATCAATTACCTACGGTTGAATATATTAAAAGTATTACTGATAGTAGTTTTAAAATTGAAAGTTACACAAACACACCACAATCTAATGGTTTAAAAGATAGCGAATTTGAAAAATTACAATCCACATTAGATTCTTATGTAATACCAGAATATAGAGTAAAAGAATTTCCTTTTAACTCTGATTTATATGGATCTTATGTTTCTCGTAATTTAGCTCTAAATGCTTTTGGTGCTGGATCTGGTATTGGTTATAGAGGTATTTTTACAGTTAACGAAGATCAAAATTTTATTAGTTCCCCGATTAATGCTAAAGCTTGGATTAAATCTGGGTTTGAAAAAAACTTATTTACCAATCAAATAAAGTATGATACTTTCACTAGAAATTTATTAAACACACCATATTTTCATAAACAGTTATATGATGACTTTTTAAAGGGTGGTTCTGAAGGTAGATATGTTGGTTCAGCATATATTTTATTAAATTCTTTACCTTATAAAGATTTACATGATGTTGTAGATTTTGATGGTAAGAAAACATTTATGTTTGCATTACTTAAAGAAGTTGGTGCAACACATTATATTCCACATCATTTAGTTTTAAAATGGGGGGCACAATATCATAGATACAAAAGGTATCTAGTTGATAATTTTGATATTATAAGTGGAGCGACAATTCCAATTAGTGGATCGACTTTTTTTGATAACGGTAAAAATGTTCTATTTAATTTAACTGGAAACACAACACCAAATCAAACCGGAATAACAAATACAATAACAGGAGCGACATATAACAGTAATTTATATACCGGTCTATATCCTTATTATCATGGATTATATTCACAAATTGTTAATGGATATAGTTTTTACAATCCTGAAGGTTTTACAAAAACAGAAAGTATTGGTTTAAGTAGTTTACTATTAGCAGCAATTTCTGCTACTCAATATTCAGCATCTGTAACATCTGGGATAACTAAATTTGTAATATCAAAACCAACTAACAATTCTGGAAATACATTTACTTGTTTAGTTGACAATTCTAAATTTTCAGCAAAGGATAATCGCTATACACTATTACCTTCATTTAATGCAAATCAAATTGATGATATAGTTAATAACTTTAATCCATTAACACAAGATTCATTTAGAATTATATATGATTCTAATAGTTTAAAAACAAATCCATCATATTCTACAGCATATTTCCCCAATTATGGTGAGAAATTTGAAAACATAAACGATGAATATTCATTAAACGGAAATAAAAAACGTGTAATGGATTTAATCGCTGTTTTTGGTCCAGACATCTTAGACGAATTTGAAAAAATGTTTATTGAGTTTGCGTCACTTGATTTAGATCTAGACACTAAAAGAGAAACGATAGATTATGGTTCTTTCCAAAGTTTATTAAAAGAGATAACAAGTATTTCTAAAGATGGTATAGACTTTAATACCGAGGGTTATGAATCTAAAATAAAAGAAAACCAAACTAAAAAGTTAGAAGAACTAACAAATGCACTTTTAAACACTAGGGCATTAGACAAAGTAACTATTGGTAATCCAAGACAAATCGATAATTATGTTTTATTTGGGTATGTTGGCAGAACTAAAACTTACACAGTAAACTCATTTAATTCATCACAGTTAACAACAGCAAATCAAAAATTAATTGAATTATACGTTGGTCAAAATATTACAGGTGCAACTTATAGTGGTATTAGTACTAATCTATATCATCACTTTTTCCAAATAAGTGATATTGAAGTAACACCAGAAAACATATATGAGCATAGAGAGCTAGCCAGAATATATGCTGGTTGGGTTAAATCTCAAATACAAGATACCCCAGGCTTTTTCCCGAACTATACTGATTTTAAAAATTATTTAGAATCTAAATTAGTTTTACCACAAATCAATAGACGTGAAATATACTTAGGTAATTTAATTAGAAAATTCACAGATCTAAAAGAAGAAACAAATCAAGGTAAGGTTACAATATATCATGGATTTAATGAAACCAAAACCACATTATTAGACCTGTATCAATTCTTCAAATCATTTAATGATAAATGGATATCAGGTAATGCTATTGGTCAAAGAAGTTTAATGGATGAGTTCTTATTCTTAGATAGAGCAAATAGAGATATTGGTGATGAGGCGTATATTAGTTTAGAACGACTAATTTCGCTTGCGGACGAAAAAAATATTAAAATAGATTTATATAGCGCAGTTTCGTTATTAATTCAGGGTACTAATTTTGATTTAAGACCTTTACCAGCATATGTTAATTTTTATGGAACAAATTCTGGAAACAAAAAGAAAATTTTACCTTCCAAGAATATTGCTAAAACATTATTTGGTACACACTTAGATGTGGATTACCAAGAATCGTCACCAAAGATTATTCTTCAATATATTAACAAAACGTCACAGTATCTTGATATGACGAGAGTTAGTAAGGAATATAAATTTAAAAACGATGGGTTTGATATTAAAAATCCAAACAACAATCCACTTCTTATTGAACCAAAAATATTCATGGAAGCGGATCTATCAAAATCAAATAGGGTTGTTTCGTTTGAAATAAACTTTGGAGACCAAGCTCAAAACATATTTAAAAATATTTCATTAGATCAAAGCACATATAAAAATACTAATGAGAGTGCTCTAGCACAAGAAAGATTAGCTAGATCACAAGGTGGCGGTGGTAGCCATTCTGTTGATATTGGATTATTTGACATTTACAAAACAGCATCATATCAATGTACTGTTACATGCATGGGTAATGCAATGATACAACCAACCATGTATTTTTATTTAGCAAATGTACCAATGTTTATGGGTACATATTTGGTATTTGATGTTAGTCATTCGATAAAACAGGGTACCTTCGAAACAACATTTACTGGGGTTAGAATTTCAAGTAGCTCATTACCTTCACTTGAAAGTAGCTTCATGTCTAGTTATAGACCATTATTTAGTAGAATACTTTCTGCTGCCGTTAAGAAAAAACAACAAGCAAATCAAGTGCAGACATCTGTTAAAACATTAACAACGGCTGATAATAAATCATTTACAATTGATCCAGGAGCACCTGAAAGAGGAGAGGACCTTAATAATATTATTAAAGATTCTGGTTATTTGTTTGGTGATTTAATACCGTATAATGGTCAAAATATTAACGGTAAACCAGAACAGTATATCCAATTTATTACACATAAAAATGAAAATTGGTTAAGAACTAGAGTTTGTGTTTTAGGTGCTGGTAAATACACACCATTAAAAGATGGTTCCCCAGCTGATCTATCACTTGTAAGTTCTTGGAAAGCATATCCTAATAAGATCATTAAACTTTCTAGTATTAACGAACTATACGAAAACTATTCAATTAGAGCAAATGTAACAAACAAAAATAAAGAAATTCTTTTTGAGTATGATACAATTTTCTATTCACCAAAAAATGGTACAGAATATAAATTAGAAACACGTGTAGACCCAAATGCTGGTTTATTTGAGGGGCCTATCCATAATGGACCGAGTATCACCGATGAAACATATGGTAAATTTGGTGTAGCCCTTAGCCCAACATTAATGAGAAAGCTTAGATTGGTTGAAGGAGATGTTGTTTATTTAAGGTTTGTAAGAATATAAAACAAAAAAAGATAAATTTTGATGTATTTATAGGTATATATTTTTAACACTATGGAAAAGTTAAACAAAGCGGTTGATCAGTTCTTACAACCAAAAGTTACAAGAACGGTATCAAATGATAAAATGGAAAGAGAAGAATGTGATTTACAAACTGGCGAATGTTATGTAATCAGATCTAAAGACGGAATTGTTGAAAGAATTAATAAAAAATACATTACCGAAGACGGTAGACAACTATTACAAGACTAATACTATGTTAGAACAAAAACTTATACAGGAAGTAAACAGATTTAGAGAAATCAATAGAAATGCTAATAAGCATTATCTAATTAATGAGCAGGCTGAGCCAGCGCCATTACCTCCAGCACCAGGTGGTGATTTACCACCAGCAGATGCGCCGGTAGAAGGTCCAGAAATGGGGGCAGAAATGCCACCAGCAGCACCATTACCAGATAGCCCAGAAATGAGCGAAACTGAAGAAGTTGATGTTACAGATTTAGTCAATATGACTAAAAACATCAAGAATGAACTAGAAAGTTCTAAAATGGAACATGATGGTGTAATCCAAAAAATGGATACCGTGTTTAGTAAATTAGATGATTTAGAATCTAAATTAACTAACATGGACGCAATATTATCTAAAATTGATGAATTGGGTACCAAGGTTCAAGAAATGAAACCACCAACCCCAGAGGAAAAATTAGAAATGCGTTCATTAGATTCATATCCCTTCAGTCAGAAACCACAAGAGTTTTTCACTCATAAACAAGAAGAAATGAGAGCTAGCGGTAAAAACGAATATGTTTTAACTAAAAACGAAGTTGAAAATTATTCAAAAGAACACTTAGCACAAAGTTTTAATCCATATAAAGATGAACAACAATCTGAGTTCTAATGTAAACTTTTTTTTAGGCTTACAATTTCA